TTCCCGACGGTAAGTCTATTCCTGTAACCGGAATGGGCAGTTCACAAACAAATAATGTAAGTGTTGGAGTTACTATTAATAATGAAGGACAAGGACAAACTACTTCAAGCCAAGATTCTAACCAAGCTGGAAACCTGGGTAAAGCTATAGCCGTAGCAGTCCAACAAGAACTACAAAACCAAAAGAGACCAGGAGGTATTCTCAGTCCTTATGGTGCAAGCTAGTGGCTTTAGGGTTTTTAGATCTAACTAGTACTAGAGTAGTACCCGATAAAGATTTTAAAAAATCTTTAAAGCCTATTTTTAATATAGAGAGCTTCGGGGAAGGGTATGATAGCCGTGTATCTATAGGTACAAATAGTTACGAAGAAGTATACTCGGTAGCATTTACTAATAGGTCGTCAGAAGAAATTGTTAGAATATCTTCTTTTCTGAACGAAAGAGAGAAGTTTAAGAATTTTTCGTTTACTGTTCCGGACAGCAATGAGCCTTCTGGTGAAAAAGAGATAATTGTTTATTGCCCTTCTTATAATAGGGTATATGTAACAGATACTATAGGATCAATTAATTGTGATTTTATTAGAGTATTTGAAGATCAAAGCGAGATAGCTTTATTAAATATACTAAATTCAAGAATTATACTAGATGAGGGCGTTACTGAAACAATAAATTTGACTAGTACTAATAGGGGCCCTGAACTATTATACTGGACTCTCTCTTTAGGAGCTTCGCCAGATTTTACTGCAGTAAGCGGTTCTTTCTCCATGACAGGAACACAAGAAGCCGCCACAGGTTCTTTTAACTTACAAACAATAGATGATGTAACTACCGAAGGACAAGAAACATACACTCTTTCTATACGTGAGGGTTCTATTGGCGGAGCAGTATTAGTCTCAAAAGAAGTACTGGTTTTAGATACTTCAGTAGGTGCAGAAGTTTTTCAGTGGGTGAACGATCAGGGAGATCCTGTAGGGTCGGAGAATATAACTTCCGGACAATCTTTAACAGTATATGTTGGAGTCTCGAACTTCGACCCAGCAGAGAATATATACTTTTCAATAGATCCTATAGCAAGCTCTTCCCTTTTAGCAAATCCCACTTTTGGGGTCATAGATTTATCAGGTAGTTTTGCCTCAAGCAGCGCTACAAAAGTATTACAGTCTATACTTGACGTAGAGCAGAGTACACCAAGAACTCTGAATCTTCGAAAAAATAGTATTAGTGGAGAGATTGTTGATACTATAACTTTAAACTTTTTACCTGAGAGTTTTATAGGTGGAAGGATAACAAATGCTTTACAGCAAGATATTGATTTTGTTTTGTTGGAGCTGGGAAGCCCATATACTACAACGATAAATTATACAGCAAACTTTTTCGATATTCAAACAATTTATTGGACTATTGAAAATGCTACCGGCGGTGTTGATTTTGATTTAATATCTGGAAGTTTTACACCAACAGGAACGAATAATTTAAATACGGCAACTTTTGATGTTGTTAAGCAGTCGGGAGTAGATACAGAAGCATTTATAATAAGTTTAAGAACGGGAAGTGCTGTCGGTCCAGTAATTGATTCTTGTGTGCTAGTTTATGGGACGGCTTTTATAACTCAGACTGAAGAGCTTGATTCATTAAATCCTTTTGATCTTGCTGAGAACAGTCAGGTTGAGAATTTAATAAGATATACAGTAATTGTAGGAGCACAAGAAACAGAGTCTATAAACAATAGAAATATTTTCTCTCTAGTCGCGCCGTCAGCATCTATCTCGGAGCTACAAAGACAAGGAACTATAGTAGTATCGAAAACAGAAAATATTAATTTAAACAATCCTTTTGATCTTGCTGAGAACGGTCAGGTTGAGAATTTAATAAGATATACAGTAATTGTAGGCGCAGAAGAGACAGAGTCTATAAACAATACAAATACTTTTTCTTCGACGGAGTCTTCTTTCGGGGTATATATAACTAGGACATAATTATGTTAAAAGGTGAAGTACAAATAAGTTTAAAAAATGCATTTACGAATGAGGTAGAATATACCTCTGATGTTGTTGAGAATGCTTTTTTACATAACCACTACTTTGGTAACCATGCGGGCTGGGATCACAATAGTAATAGCACACAGGTATATTTAGACAATAATATACCTGTAGGCGATAGAAATGGCCAATCCTCATCGATAGGAGGTTATGCTTTTTTAGTGAACGATGAATATATTTCAACATTTGATAGAAGTGTTTTTTCTCTTCCAGGTACTTGGAGTAAGCCAAGAGACATACCCGGAACTCCAGCTGTAACTATGTCTTTTGATAACGAAACAGCTACAGTTACGGTTTTAAGAGAATTAGGGCCTCCACTCAGTACAAGTACACGAAATATAAATTCTGTAGCTCTTGTAAGATCTTCATCAGCCAACTTTTTTAGTTTTATAAGCTGTGCAAGTTTTCCAAGTTCAGTGGTGCAATCAAATACTCAAATAGCTATTATTCAATACGTTATTACAATAACTGCTCCTGCAAGTTCCGATAAAAGCTGGTATGATGTCTATCATGATATGCTATTTAGATTCGGCTTAGTTCTTAATTCTATAGGAGGCAAAAATAGTTGGGTGGCAAGCTCTCAGTGGAGTATGACAGATTTTCTGGGGTGCAGAAATAGCGCTACCACATGGCAATCTAAACCAAGCACCTTTAACCCGTCGAGAAACAGGAGAGGTTCTTGGTCAGGAACTTTCGTATCTGAAAGACCAAATGTAGGAAGCTGGCCTCGAGTTTATGATGATAATAATGGCGCCCTAGTAGCAACACAAGACCAGCATTTCACTGGCTGGGACGGTTTAGTGGTTGGAGAATTTAACATTAATACAAACACTCAAGGATTTGGGGCAATACTTGGGTCAATTAAAGTAGGCCCTGGGGCAAGTTCTAGTCATTGGATGCTTTGGGGTTCTGTTATTCCCTCAACTTTCAGTAAGACACAATCTTACCAAACAAAAACTAATCTTCCAACTACTCCATTTTTCAATGTGAATGAGATTCCTACTACTGATGCCACTCTCACTCTCAATACAGAAAATTATAATCCAAGAATTCCCGAATATTGGAAAATAGACTTTTCCGGTAGCAGTGGAGGAGTTGGTGTAGCTGAATACTCTTTTATGAAGAGATATTTCACTGGCTGGACTAACAACACGTTTACTCCCCGACAATTAAATGTTATTGGAGGCTATGAACTAAACCGAGATAGTCTTAGTACTGAAAAACCTGACGGAGTATTTAACTATGGCCCAATGTACAAAGTTGATAATGATACTTCAGCATGGTCGTCTCCCAACTCTCACGTTTTTGAAGCAGATGAACTTTATAAAAATAGTGATATACACAGAGTTAAAGTTACTTCAAAAGAAATAATCTTTTCAAATTTTGTAGATGATATTTTTATAAGAATAAACTCTACAAATTATCCTGCTTTTACTTTATCTTATGTTTCTGCTTATGAATATGATGAATTATCTGATAGTTTTTGGTTAGCCTGCCCTCTTACGGGCTTGTGGAGAGTGACAGATCCTTTAGGTAGTATATCGATTACAAACTTTAATCTTGCGTCTCTTCCAGACGTTGGTTCTACTACCGAAAATAAAGCTTACTCTCTAGCTTTGGGAACTTCTCAAACTACTCACCGAACGGTGTGGGCATTTATAAAAGGCGCTTTGGTTAAGTCTACAAATAACGGCACAAGCTGGACAGCCTATGACTCTACTAGTACAGGAGGAGTTACATTTACTCAAACAAATATAGAGGCAGATTGGGGAAATGTTATAGCAGTAAATGCCGATAAGCAAACAGATAATAGACTTCTAGTTATTTTTAACAAAACAACCAGCACTGTTGATTATGAGGGGACACGTCTTAATAAAACTCACGCAGTTTGGTGGAGTTCGGTAAGCGACACAACTCCTCTTTTGTCTACAGACTATCCTCTTAGCTTTATGACCCATTTCGGTGGTGGCGGTCTCACAGACTATTTAACTGGCTCTAAGGGGTGGGGAGTGACCCAACAACAGTTCGACGTAACTTTTGGAACTTCTTCAGTAACTTATCCAGCATCTTCAAGTTTAATCCGAAAAAGAATTAAAAAAAGGTTTGGATGTACTAAAACACAATCAAAGTGGTGGTTATCAAACTGCTGGCAAGTTAGAGAATTAGAAGGTAATGTAGATCAGAGAGATGGAATGACTCCTATTGAGATATTTTTTGAGACTCAGATTGATACCGGATCTCCTGGGTATAGTAAGTTTCCTTTAACTTGGTCTAATTCTACAAGTTTTGGTTATGATAGTCGCACAAACACCCCCCCTAATATAAAAGATTTTGGGTTGGCAAATAGAATATACACAAACGGTGTTTTAGAGGGAACTAGTTCCGGAGGCACTCAACAAGGTTTCTTTTTTTATGAAACTACGGATGATGATGGAAATGACTGCTTAATTTGGGCTCCTTATTACAATGATACAGATGCTATCTTTGGTTTTTATAAGCTAGATTTTTCAGACCACTCGCTTACTCTACTGCAAAGTAATTCAAGTATAGGACAATATTATTTAGGAAGGGGCTTATGGATCGACAGTAACCAACGGTTACAATCTGTAGGAACTTCTTTTTACGGCTGGGATCCCTCTGCACAACTCATAGGAGAGGTTTGGGACAGATATAAATGGAATGGCTCTTCTTGGGTAAAAAGACAAGACGACAACGACCCTCTCGGGGTAAAAAGTACTCATTTGAGCACCGATGCTTTAATTGGAGGGGCTACAATTTCTTTTGACGACGCATCGGGAACTCAAAATTATACAGCCGGAGAGTTAATATCGGTAGCTGTTTGTGATGGTATACAAAATGATGCAGCAACTTCTTTTGAGTCTTTTTCTCCCACAGTCTCTTATTATCCAAGCGAATCAGTTTCTTTTAGTACTACCTTAGGATTAAGCACTCCTTCAGAATTAATTCCTTTTTTCTTGAATGACAGCCAAGGAGTAAACAATAGCACTTGGACATCGTCTAGTGGCCTTGATACACGATCTTATAATACGGATACGTGTGTTATTACAAGAACTCTGTTGTCGGGGGCTTTAGTGAATACTACGTTTCGTGGCAGCATACAGCGCACTGATCGTGGAACTCCTTTCTGGAATTTTACAGGAAGGCAGGATGGCAACACTAGTTCGACCGCTAATACTTATTTTATATCTACTCGATTGAAAATTTCCTCCGCAGCCTCCGGGGATACTTCTCTTACTACTCAACCTTTTGGCGACCTAGATAGTACTAATTGGTATGACTACCCTATAGTAAATCTTCAGGACACCTGGAACTCTCCTCCTACAGTAGGGGTCGAGAGACAAATAGCTTGGGGTTTGACAGATGCAACTTTATATTCGGACTCTATTAGTCCAGAAGAAAATAATACAAATGTAGACTCTTTTTCAGATATAAACTATGGCTTTAGATTAAGTATTGTGGAAAATCCTACAGAAAACCACCCCTACGCTTCTTCAGGAGGGGTTCAACAGACAAGCTCATCCCTGACTATCAATAATTATCTCGAATATCCGAATGACGTTGCAACAAATAACGAGAGTGAAAATTTTACTTCCATCCGAAATGGCACGCCAGTTTTGATAGAAGTTATAGAAGGGGGATCCGTGGTGTACTCTACAACGCAACCCCAGACGCAAATATTTTTAAATGTAGAGGACGAATTTACTAATCCAGGATCTTACTATGATGGAAATTTACAGACAGGATTTCGCGGTCCATTATCAAATACCAGCTCTGGATCGCGACCTGAGTTTAGCATGGCCCTGTTTCCAAAATATTCTTTCTGCCCGTTTACTATTGAAAGAACAGGAACTACAGTTAAATACTATATTCGAGGACTATTAGTTCATACTTCCGCGGCTACTAGCTCAGAGAGTCTTATTCCTTGCACAACAAAGTATAATAATGCGATAGGCACCAATACCAATAACAACACTTTTTGGACGCAAGACTCCGGAACATACCATAGCTTTAAAAAAGCAGCAACAAACGATTATTGGCTAAAAGTAGGAGAGGCAAGCCCTGCAACCGGAGCCTATCGAACAGATTTTAGCCATCTTCAAGCCGCGTACAGACAAACCTATAGTATTACAATTGATGGTACTGAGGCAAATGTTGTTGGGTTTGATAATGCAGCTACTCTCGCTGCAGGAGAAGTTTCTATTTACCCACAAGAAGGATATTTAAGATTCGCCGCCGCAGACGCAGGAAAGACCATAGCAATTTCTATGCCATGTGCTTATTACGACGCTACCTAAAATGACAGTAGGATTTGAAGATTTAGCATTTACTTTTCGGGTTCCTGATAGGGGCGGAGTTACGAAAAGTATAAAGCCTATTTATTCCCTCACCACTTTTGGTGATGGATACGAAAACCGCGTATCTATAGGTACAGATGCTAGAGAAGAAACTTATTCTATTACTTTTACAAACAGACCTATAGAGGAAATAAGAGCTATTTCGGGCTTTTTTGATAATAGGGGAAAATACAAAACTTTTGATTTTACTGTGCCGGACAGTAACGAGCCCTCAGGCGAAAAAATAGTAGTAGTGTATTGTGACAGCTATACAGTAACTTATTTAAATGATGTAATAGGGTCTATCACCGCCAAATTTGTGAGAGTATACGAGTTAGTCTCCGGAACTTCCTCCGTTACTGTATCTTCAGGAAACTTCAATATAAACGAAGGAGAAGTAAAAACAGTAAATGTTAGTAGCTTAGAAAGAGGTCCTGAACTTCTTTATTGGAGTCTAGACGGAGCTTCTTTAGCTGACTTTCAAGCCTTAAACGGCTCTTTTAACATGTCTGGAACTACCTCCCTTTCTCAAGGCTCTTTTGATATAGGGACTTTGGCTGATTTAGCTACTGAAGGCCCCGAAACTTTTACTCTTTCAGTAAGAGAAGTGTCTATTTTCGGAACAGTTTTAGCCCAAGTAAATGTTACTATAATAGATACCTCTAGAGGACCAGAAACTTTTAATTTTGTTGATGCTCAAGACACTCTAATAGGAGCTTTCTACATACTTCAACAAGACACTGATACAGTTTATGTAAGTGTACAAAATTTTGAGCCCGAAGACATATATTATGAAATTAGCGGCAGTGATTATTCTACTAGTACCGGCACTATTTCTCTTACCGGAGACTTTGCTTCTAGTTCTGGAAGTTTTTCTATTACTGCTCCCTCTACTAATGTAGATTTAACAAATACTTTAAGGCTCAGAAAGGACAGTGTTAGCGGAGCTATAGTAGATACTATAACGTTATTTACTCTTGCTTTTGCAGGCGCACAAGCAGTAGATGAGCAGGGAGCTGTAATAGACTCAATATCTGTCGGACCAAACTCCAGCCCAGTTTACGAAGCTACTGTCTTTTTTAAAGGAACCTTATTTCCTATAGAACAAATTTACTGGACTATTGAAGGAGCTGTTCAAGGAGTAGATTTTGATCAAGTGCAGGGGAGTTTTCTGCCTACTGGAAACGATAATTTTTCTGAGGGAAGTTTTGTTATAACAAAGCAGGTTCCTTCTCCAGAAGTAGTAGAGTTTTACACTCTAAACTTAAGAAAGACAGGATTCACAGGACAAATTTTAGACACAGTAGATTTAATTGTAGAAACTACAGGTTTTGTCCAGAGATTTATTATTGATACCACGGAGTTTTTTGGTAGTTATGAAAAAAATGAAGGAAGTATTTCTCGCGTATTTCAAACCATTATTTCTACTGAAGAAGTGGATACAGTAAATCCTTTAGGGGGTTACTCTAATAACCAGGGAACACTTCTAATAGATTTCCAAGATTTGGCTGTCGCTAAACAGACAGATACAGTAAATCCTTTAGGAGGTTACTCTAATAACCAGGGAACAATTCAAATACAACTTAGTGAGATTATCTCTACAGAACAAGTAGATAATATAAGTATGAGAGGAAGCTACACTAAAAATTCAGGTAGTATAAGCATTACTAGAACATAGGAGATTTAAATGAAGAACATTAAAGGTTTAGTGAAAATAATAAAAAAAGATATTAATTCTTTAGAGGTTATAGAAGAAACGGATTGGAAAGAAAATTTAATATTTGATGCTACTATAACAAATACTATGGTAAATTGGGATGAAATTTCTGCTGTAGCAGGCTCAAATTCGTATTTGGATCCGTTTAATTATGCTCGGACTGTCGCAAATACTTACAGGTGGGGTTGTTGGCATCTTTGGGCGGGGGATAGATATGTGCCTAATTTAAATCCTACTGCTAGATCTATTGGAGGTAATTGGTGGATTGCTCAAGAAATAACAGGAACTCCACGAGTACAGAATATAGGTGACGGAGGCTATAATACAACTAGTGAAGTTAAACTAACTCAGCAATTACTTCCTCCGTCCTCAGGAAGCCGTAATATTCATACTATAGGGATAGCCGGAAATGGAACTCACTATAAAATAGGTAAATTTTATTACCCTCCAAGACTGAACACAGCAGTTAGTTTTGCGTCTCCTATAAGTCAAAGCACAACTGAAGTACTGGTAATTTTATATAGAATATTATACCCTTACGATCTCAGCTCTGATAAATCGTTTAATGAACACCTATTTTTTTCTAGACAGGTATTTCCACCCTTCTACGCCGAGGGGGGCTCCATCCCCGATGGGTGGACAGCCTCCTCTTCAGCTGGAGGTTCTTACGGTATGAGAGACCTAAGTTCAGGCCAAGCTACTTGGTGGCTTACTAAAAATAGAGGACAGCTTCCCTTTGATGCTGTAAGTACTTTTAATTATGATGGGTTGCCTATTGTTAGTAGTAATTCTCACCCTACTTCTACAAGTCCTATATCGTGTAACCCGCAATGGGATGGAGGCTGGTATTTTGGCCACAACATAGATACTCTGGACTTGGATGTGGGTAATATAAGAGGCAGTGCAGCTCCTTCTTATCAAAGTAGCGCTCCAGGTAGTAGTTATACAGCAACAGTTTACAATAATATTTTACCTGTAGGAGCGGACAAAACTCAGCAATATTATTACAAAGTTAGCGATAATGATACAGTACCTTTTTTTAATGCGGGAGAAATTGCCACCTCAGACGCAACTCTTACGTTAGACTCTTCCAACTACAGTTCGCAATATCTTCCGGAGATGTGGAAAATAGATTTTTCAGGGACTAGTGGAGGGGTAGGGGTTGTAGACTACTCTTTCATGAAAAGATATACTACTGGATATGTTAACAATACATTTGAGCCTAGATCACAATGGCTAATGGTAAGCAGTGCGACGGATACCTTTTGGGATGCTTTACAAGTAACATCATCCCTCAATATTGCGGGCGGCATTAACACAGATCGCGCAAGAGAGCCTTTTAGAGCTCTTGACGGAAAAGATCCTGCTAATGGTTTAATACTTGCACAACATGATGTTATTGTAGTTACAGATTTTAAAGATTGGTATTATTATTCTAATCAATTTTACCCTACATTTACAGCCACAGCTATAGGACAGTGGTCTTATGACGACTTAAGTGACACTCTCTGGGCTTCCTGTGCAAATACTGGAATTTGGAGTATACAAGCACCGTTTTCATCTTCTGCAACTATTACTAATTATGACTTATCAACTGTTAGTGATGTTGCTGCTACAGTTCAAAACAAGTGTTATGCAATTTCCGTAGGAACTCAATCAGGGGGAAGTTCCTTTAGGGTTCTCTGGGCTTTGATGGAAGGAGCCTTAGTAAAATCAGTTAACAATGGTAGTACTTGGGTAGGGTATGACAGTACATCTACAGGAGGTACAACTTTTACGAACACTACTATAGAAGGTACTTGGAGAGCCCCATGGATTATAAAAGCGGATAAAAATAATGCGGATAGATTATTGATACTTTATAGTAGAAGCCCTAATAGTAGTTTTCTTTACGTTGCCAACCAGGGTGGCGCTGGCTCAGTTGTACAGCACTTAAATGCTACTTGGTGGTCTCCTTCTAATGATTGTACCGAGTTAAGAGCTGACGGGAACTATCTTCCGTTAATCTATGGCGGAAGCTCGGCAAATTTTTCTTGGGGCGCTATTGGAAACGCCAATGTTGGTGTCAATGACGGAACTAGTAGAACAAACTATGATATAAGAGTAGAAGATGCTCATCGTAGACGTTGGTACCAGGATATGATTGGTTGTACCTATAATAATTCTCATTGGTACTTAGGCACTTATGATGCTACTGACCTCGATTCAGGTACTTATAGATTTGCGCCAGTAGAGTTGTCTTGGGAGCAGCAAATAGGCGGTAGTCCAGAAGGGTTAATAGAATTTACAAATGGAGACACTTATAGTGATGATACATTTAGTAGCCTTGGTAATAACAATACCTTTAGAGATTACAATGAGAATTTTGGCACCGATACAGCTGATTGGGGTTGGCTGTGTCCATTTGAATTTGTTGATGATAACGGAAATGATGCCCTTTTACGGCCTCACGGATGGGGCGGTACGGGAGGCTGTCAAAAATGGACTTTTACAGGAAATACTTGCACAAATTTAGGATTCTTTGGTATGCCTACTAAGCCAAATCTTCAACCAGACTCGTATGCTACCCATTTTGTTGGTAAGGGTATATGGTTATGCCAGGATACTAATGTTAACCAAGGCAGGTTTTTCAGACAGGCAGGAGATGAGACAACGCTATTAGGGGTTGATCCTTCTTGGAATATGCTAGGCTTGTTGTGGGATCGATATAAGTGGACTGGATCTGCGTGGGTGAAGAGAGTAGATGATAATGACCCTTTAACGGTAAAAACTACTCATGCTACTACCGATAATTTGATAAGTGGGATTACTATTTCTTTTGATGACGCAGGCGCCACTCAATCCTTTAGTTCTGGAGAGAGAATACTCACTCATATAGTAGATGGTTTTATTAATGATGCAAATGTGAATTCTAAAAGCGGCTTTCAGATAGCTTCTATGTGGGATAATGAAGTAGTTACGGAAGTTACTAACGGAACTATAGCGTCTAATACGCCTTCCGAATTAATTCCTATAACATACTATGATACTACATATTCGGGAGATTCTACTAATGGAACGGGTTTTAGCACTCCTTCATCTGGTTTTGTATTTGAGGATACTCATGGAGTTACAGAGGCAGTACCAACAGGTACTTGGTCAAGCAATTTCCCCTACACCTCGTTTCTAGATTCTGGCTGGCCCAGTACAAAATACCCAACATATAAGGTTAGACTTGGAAGTTTTTACTCAGGCTCTGACTCTCGTTCGGCTACCAGTAATCTTACTATGACCCATAGAGGAAAAAGCTCTTTATCTGCCTCTGGAGATTTTGATTTGGAAGTTCAAATAGATCAAGGGAATGCAGGTGAATATAATAATTCAACCTCCAACACTTCCCCATATGTAGGAAATTTGTGGCTTTGGCATTCCGGAGCGCACGAGCATAAACTATCTTTTGGATTAGTAAACTCTGCTCTTTACAGCGATGCATCTCCTATCGACACTATAGCTGCAGAAAGTGAAATACTTTATGGATTTAGACTTACCCCACAAGATGATAGTTTAAATGGAATTTTAGCTGGCCAACAGGTATCGACTAATGCCGGTGGCAACTCATTTAATATTAATACCCAAAATTTTAGTGATTATTTAACTGGTGTATATATTTTAAATGATGAAATTGTAATAGAAATTATTGAATCAGGTTCTGTAGTAGCTACGTTAAGCAGCGAAAAATTTCATAGTATTATGAAAGCCCAGCAGAATGGAACATACAGTAGATCCATGGCCAGAGTTTCCGAAGATCTTAATATACCTCCTGGAGGTTTTGACTCTACTGCGAGTACAGCTGCAAGGTGGGGTTTTGATGATCCAATTAACGATAGAGTTTGCCCTTTTAATATAAAGAGAACTGGCACTACTATTACGTATTATATTAGGGATGTTTTAGTATATACTTCAGCAGTCTCTAGTTCGGAAACTTTAGTTCTTGGCTTTATTACTGATGATGATCATAATTTAGTATCTGATGGTCAGTATCAACCACGATATGGACTTTTGTTCGACAATATTATGAAGAAACCACAAACAGATTTTTGGGTAACAGTAGGAACCTCTGGTAGTGGTAATGGTAGTTTTAACCCAGATTTTTTATATTTACAGACCGCCTGTAGAGAAGCTTTTAGTATAAAGATAGATGGGGTAGAGGCTACTGTAAAAAATTTAGAAGACAATGGAACACTCGCTGCAGGAGAAGTTTCAGTTTTCCCAAGACAAGGATTGATTAGATGTGCCGCAGCTGACGCCGGCAAGACAGTGACTGTCGCTATTCCTTGCGCATACAGGTAATAACATGACTTTAGGTATAGATTTAGAAACAAGTCCCCCAACCTTTATAAATCCCGACAGAAATGTCGGGAGACAAACTAAGCTTGAGGCTAGACAGTTTAAAGTAGGTTCCTTTGAACAAAGAGGTAGAGCCGGAATAAATCCTGTTCAAGATCTTTTAACTGTAACTTTTAAAAACAGAACCAAAGAAACTATAGATACTTTAACTTCGTTTTTCCAAGAAAGGGAAGGGACTACTTCGTTTTCCTTAACACTTCCCTCTTCTTCGGGGGGAGAAGAAACTATACAAGTAGTTTGCATAGATTTTAGTCAATCTTTCGTTACAGAGGAAAACGGTTATAGTTGTACAGCCAATCTTAGAAAAATAAACATACCTACGTTTAATGGAGTGGTAACATGACAGATATAATAAGAACAACACAACTTCAAGATCCTGGCTCTTCTCTAATAACTTTATATGAGTTAGAATATTCTACAGGATCTTTCGCCTATTTTTATTCCGGAAGAGCGGAATTTGATGGTACTACTTTAGAAAATATTAGATTCAGAGAGTGGAGGCAAGAGTTTGTGGTGGGGGCTGAGATAGAGTACGTAGGTATTCCTATTGAAGCAGAGGGCTTTGATACGAGCAATGACGGGGCAATTTCTAGACCTACCCTGACTATAGCTAATATAGGCTCCGTTTTGTCAGACTCTATAGGGGGTTTAAAGCCTGAAGAATTAATCGGAACTAAACTTACTAAGAGAACCACCCTAGAAAAATACCTTGTAGGAGGTTCGGGAGATGTTGGGCCAGGTTTAGCACCCGTAGAATATCCTAGAACAGTTTATTATATAGATAGAGTTAAAGAAAAAAATATACTAAATATAACCTTTGAATTAGCAGCACCTTTTGACTTGCAAGGAGTTACGGTTCCCAGAAGAGTTGTAATAGGAGGAGCTTGTCCTTTCAAATATAAAGGAGCACAACAACTAGTCTCCCCTCAAGCAAGACTAGGTGGTTGTGATTGGGACTCTACATTTCAATCTCCAAGTAGTTCTTCAGTTTTATTTATAAATGATTTAGATGAGTATGTAATATCAGACACCAATCTTGGACAATTTTCTGCTTGGTCTGGCTCCTCTACTAAAAATTCATTATATACCACTACGAGCACCGCTGACAGATACAGTGCAGACGGACTTTCTACTTCTCCGGTAACTGTTACAAATTATTGGCAAGCAATTACGACCGGTACAGGAACTCCTTCAGATAGCGACAGAGGTAATTGGAGAAGAATAAGACTATACAGTATTTATAGTGCGGGCACTACATATTACGGATATAAACAGTCTGGGTACAATGACTATGTAAAAAAACTTTTAGGAGATCTATTTAAGGTGAAATTAATTACTGTAGATACTTCTGTTAACGACAATTTAAAAGAAGGAAGATACTGGACTTTGGGAGATGTTTGCGGAAAGAAAATAAACTCTTGTGCTCTTAGATATAATGCATTAGAATTGCCTGGAGGTTCTGGTATACCTGATTCAAACTTAAATAAAACAAACCATTTACGGTTCGGAGGATTTCCAGGTGTACAACAAAGAAGATAAAGATATAGTAGAACATTTGTTGGACTGTTATCCTGAAGAAGGTTGCGGTATACTACTAAATAAAAGAGGAAAAGTAGTTTGGATTCCTTGCAAAAATGAAGCAGAAGATAAACTTAACAATTTTAAAATTCCTGCGGAAGACTATATAAAAGCAACTCTACAGGGAGATATATACGCTATAGTACACAGCCACCCAGATAGTGACAAAGGCCCCAGCGAGAACGATATAGCTAGCAGCAATTTTTTGGGAGTTCCTTATATTGTTTTTACTTTGCCAGAAATACAGAAATTTACACACAACCCAATAAAGAAAAGTAATCCTTTGCTAGGCAGGACTTATGATTTCGGAACTAACGATTGTTACTCTTTAGTGCGAGATTACTATAGAGAAAAGCTAAATATAGAGCTTTCTGCAATAAATTTTGAAGATAACTGGTGGAACAAAGGATTAAATTATTTTGACGATCTATACGAGGCTTTTGGTTGGTACGAGGTAGAAACTCCACAAGAGCACGATATGATAATTTTTAGTGTACTCTCAAACATACCCAACCACTGCGGGGTATATTTGGGAGAAGGTTTATTCTTACATCACGCAGAAAACAGACTATCCTGCAGAGAATCTATTTACTCTGGCTGGTCAAAACATATAACGAGGTATATAAGATGCAAACAGTTCGCTTAGTAGGAGACATAGCTAAGTTTGGAGAAGTCTGGCAAACGGATTGCGCAAACATTCGAGATATTTTTAAATTAATATCTTGCCAGACTTTGGGATTCAAAAAATATCTTTTAGAAGCAGAGGAAGCGGGAGTTGCCTATGAAATAAAGAAAGGGAAAGATATTTTACAAAATCCAGAAGACCTACTACTAAGTACTGTAGAGGAAGAAGAGATAATTATAACTGAAGTTCCTGGCGGAGCAAAGGCGGGGTTAAGAATTGTTGCGGGAATTATCTTAGTTATTGTGGGGGCAGTTTTTAATGTTCCCTTTCTTGTAGAAGTAGGCATAAGTCTTATTGTAGGGGGAGTAGCGGAACTATTAGCTCCAGGGCCTGAAACGGAGGATAGTCAGAACGACCCTTCTTATTTGTTTAATGGTCCGGTAAACAATATTTCTCAAGGACTCCCCATACCGGTTCTCTATGGACAACTTATAATAGGCGGGGGAGCAATATCCGCTTACTATTCAGAAAATCCCGTAGTTTTAAGGGGAAGTACTGTATCTTCCAATGCTGCAGGAACTTCAGAAACCGGAAACATGCCAATTAACTTTTCAGGCGGAGAAGGCCCTTCTGTACAAATTGCTAGCGATGCTTCTGTAAGAGATTTCCTTTTTCAAAATGAGCTATCAGATTTGAGTGACGAAATATTCACCATTACTACTGTAGGATATTAAAATGACGACAATAGAAAAACAATACGGATATATAACGGATCTTCTGTGTGTAGGAGAAATAGAGGGACTAGTTGGAGGCTACTCCGGTGTATTTTTAAACGAAACCTCTATAGTAGGCAATTTTAAATATAACGAGTTAAGGGGGCGCTCGGGAAAGTGTACGGTTATAGGTTCGGGGATAAGCGATGCTAATGGTCTGTTTTCTGATGTAAATTTAGATGACGGTCCTCGATATATGCAAATTTTTAGTGCTGGTCCTTCCTCAACAATTTCAGGAACACTAATAAAAGGAAGTAGCGATATAACTACTACAGGCTCTTTCTTTCTAGACAAACATTCTTTAAATTTCACAGGTACTGGTCAAGTAGACCCTACTGATTATATAAAATTTATTGTAAGAATTCCAGGGGCGGGACTAGACGGAGGAGATTATGCTGGAATAGTTATAGGAAATTCGTCTAATACCCAAGCAACTTTATATCCTCCAACAAGTACAGAAGTTGCTAGCGGTACTTCAATATCTGTGGATGAGGTTATAAAAATTGCCTCTATTACTGATAATAATTCTTGCACTCTGGAATCTGCTGTTGCCGTGAACGTGGTTCTATCTAATTGCAGGCTTTCTCCTGCAGTACAGTTTCCCGGATCTTTAAATCCTTCAATAACATATGACGACACCTATGCAGTAGTTCAGAGAGGTTCTAGAAATCAACTTCCCATAACTTCTTTTACACGAGGTCGCTCAGGAGCACCCTCAGCTTCAGTTATTATAGGACGAAATGACGATCTTCAACGCTCTAGCCTAGCTGGAGGAAGTCAATCCCCTATAAAAATATCAGGAGACTCCTTTTCTTTTAGCCAGTACTCGAAAACTGAAATTGACGCCATAAAAGTTGCTATTGAATTTCCTGGTGGTTTAAGGCATAATGGCAGAGAGGGGGAATCGAGAAATGCTTATGTGGAATTTCAAATTATAATTAATTATACTACTCTTGTGGGAGGCTCTCTAACTGAACAAAGTAGGCTAATTTACGGAAAAGACTATGGTGGAGCTACTTTCTCAAATACTATTCCTTCTTGGCCTACTGCTGCTATAAATGGAGAAAGTACCTTAATCAACTATGCACACAATAACTATGCTTATGGCTCTCCTAGAAATAGCACTGGTGTAGTCACAAAAAAATCAGCTAACTCTAGTTTTATTAAAGAATTTTTTATTGACCTAGAAAAGTTTAAACCTTTTCAAGATTGGGAGATAGAAATACGAAGGTTGAGCCCAGAAGCTTTAGGAGAATATTGTCCTGAAGATAATACATGGATCGGGGCGGCTAGATTAAAGAATATCCAAGCCCTAGTTTATGATAAATTTTCTTACCCCGGTACCGCACTTGGTATGGTTAGTTTTTCTGCGGAAGATTTTCAAACTCCTCCTAAAAGAGCGTACCATTTAAGAGGTAAAAAAATAAAAGTACCTACTAATTACTTTACGAGAGAAGAGCTTGGCAGTAGTTCAGCACAATACACTAGGGTTAAGGGCACTGGTTTGGATTCCGGAAGCTATCAAACATGGGATGGTAGCTTTAGAGGTGATAGTTCTCTTGTGCCTACAGACCTTAATTTCCCTAAAGTATATTGTAATAATCCTGCTTGGGTATTTTATGACATTATTACTAATAAGGAATATGGGCTTGGAGAATTTATAAATGAAGATGAAGTGGATAAGTATGCTTTATATCAAATTGCCCGATACTGCGACGAATTAGTAACAGATGGTAAAGGTAATTCAGAACCTAGATTTTCTTGTAATGTGTATCTTCAAAAACAAGAAGAAGCGTATAAGGTTTTAAAGGATTTGAGTTCCGTTTTTCGAGGTATGATGTATTGGATAGATGGTAATATTACTGCAGTGCAGGACAGACCAAAAGAGCCGTCTTACACATTTAATTCTTCAAATGTAAAAGATGGGCTATTTAATTATACCTATACAGGAAGCCGCTCCAGAGTTAATCAGGTAAATGTTCTTTGGAATAATCCAGAAGAGTTTTATAAAAAGACCGTAGTTACCATTGAAGACACGGCAAATATTGCTACTACGGGCAAAATAAATAAGAAAGATTTGGTAGCCTTTGGATGTACTTCGGAAAGTCAGGCAAGAAGGCTTGGTAAGTGGCATTTGGCTACATTATTAAATGAAACGGAAGTCGTTTCTTTTAGTACAGGTATAAATGCCGCTTTCTTAACTCCTGGTGAAATAATAAATATACAAGATAAAGATAGCTCAGGCATAGAAGTTAGCGGAAGAACTGCTGCAGGATCTACAACTAATGTTATTAATTTAGATAGAGTATTAGAGTCTGGGTATCCTGGTGGAGATCCTGCTGATTGTGTTCTTTATCTAATTTATCCCGAACCAGGTATCTTTTTAGCGCAAGACTCAGCGAGTATAAATGGACAAGCGTATACAAGAGGAGCACTTCTTTTAGAGGATAATAATGGAACCCCTATATCTACTATAGAAGACTCTATTAATTTATTAGATGATACTGGAGATCCTGTAATTACGACCTACTCAAAAAACACTAGGGTAGAAGTAAAAGACATAAATGGGCCTTTAAGTGCTTTAAACCAAGTAACTGTAATAGGTGCCTTTAGTTCGGCACCCCCTATAGACGTAGTTTGGGCTATAGGTAGAAAGCAAGACACAACTACCGAGGAGCTTAAAGAATATCGCATATTAGGTATAAAACAAGACAATGCCTCGGAGTATTCTATTACCGCTTCTTCTTATTACCCAGAAAAGTTTGATGAAATAGATGTAGATCCTCCGGTATACACTACAGACTATATACCAACCTCAGGCAGACTAGACTCTGTTCCAGGACCATCATCTATATCCGTAGAAATGAT